AACTCAAAAATTGAAGATGATGTTAAAATATCTTCTGAGTCATCCATTAATTCTAAATCGGAATCAGTAATTGAATAAACAGTATTATTAGAAGGGGGATCCTTCTTATCCTGTTTAAGAATGTCTATTGTTTTTGGAAATGATTTACAATGATCTGAAGACAATAAAACTTCAAGTTTTTGCAAATGTTGGATGATTCTATCACATTTATCAGATAAATCTTCAATATTAATAGATTTTGGAGATTGTTTAGCTATAGTTGCTTTTACATGTTTCTTGAAAGAAATTTTCATATAATCTCTCATTTTAGCGATATTATAAAATATCATCATAAAGAGAGGTGCAAATAGAAACATAAAATAACAAACTAAACTTGTAGTCTCTTGACATGTTAGACTATGAGCAATTAGCTCATCATCATCATGATCAAATCTATTATACATCGCTTCACGCTTACGTCTAATTTTAGTTGTAAGTGATTGACGTTGTTTAATATTATAGATTATCTTAATTTCATCCATAGTTATCAAATTTAATGCTACTCTATGTGGGTCAAAGGATGGACCATTACCAAATAGGAGATGAACTTTCTCAACTCCATATATGGTATTGCTCTGCCATTCAATATAACCACCAGAAAATATAGCATAAAAATAACCTCTATACTGTTCGGATTGATTAATAAGATATTCAAAAACATCTTTATCATAACCAATACCTCCTTTTCTCGAATGATGTCTAATGTAAAATTGAGCCTGTGTAGATAAATAAGGTTCATCTTCAGTAATTTTAACATTAGTTAAATCAATACGATTAAAGTAATCAGATAGAGAATGTTCATCGATATAATGTTGAAAGTTGATCTGTTGATCAATAGATTTTTCATCTTCTAAATCTAAATTTTGAGATTCTCCACCTTGAGATGCATGTGCAACTAAATCATCTTTATTCCAATTCCATCCTCGAAATAAATCTTTGATGGTCATAGGAATGGATAATGACATATGCTTTAATAGCATTCTAGATGGTGATTCTATAGTAGTAGGTTCAAAAGAGTCATTAACATATTTGATGAAAGAATCTTGATCACTCATATGATCAATAAAATCTTTCTCAATTAATGTAAAAAGGTCATCAATATCTACTTCATTAAAAATAGACATGTACTTTGAAGAATTTCCTGAACCAATTTTCCGAGGATATTTCTTACTTAGATAACCATAAATCCTTTCTCCAT